AGAAGAAGTGAGTCTACAAAAAGACCGTGCTGACTTTGCAAACTTCCGACCAGAACAAAAACACATTTTTACCAGCAATTTAAAATACCAAACACTACTTGACAGTGTCCAGGGTCGTGGTCCATGCCTAGCATTTTTGCCGCATGTATCCTTACCTGAACTAGAAGGATGTATTGTTACTTGGGACTTCTTTGAAACAATCCATTCACGTAGCTATACACATATTATGAAGAACGTGTATGCTGATCCTGGTGAAGTGTTTGATACTATTTTAGACGATGAAAAGATCATTGCTCGTGCATTAAGTGTTACTAAAAACTACGATGCATTTACAGCTGCTGCTGATGCTTACAATCACAGAGGCGAAGGCAACATGCGAGATGTGAAGAAGAAACTTTACCTTGCAATGATGAACGTAAACATTCTAGAAGGATTGCGTTTTTATGTTAGCTTTGCTTGCACATTTGGCTTTGGAGAACTAAAGTTAATGGAAGGCAGTGCTAAGATTATCTCGCTTATTGCTAGAGATGAAGCACAGCATTTAGCATTATCAACACATGTACTTAAACTTTGGGCACAAGGCAAAGACGACCCAGAGATGGCAAAGATTGCTAAAGAGTGCGAAGATGAAGTTTATGCTATGTGGCGTGATTGCGTTACTGAAGAAAAGGACTGGGCTGAATACTTGTTTAAAGATGGTTCAATGATTGGCTTGAATGCTGCACTACTTAATCAATACGTAGAGTACATTGCTAACCGTCGACTTAAAGCACTAGGATACAATGCTATCTTTGATGCACCAGTTAATACTAACCCGCTACCGTGGACACAACACTGGTTATCAAGTTCAGGCTTGCAAGTTGCTCCGCAAGAAACAGAAGTTGAAAGTTATATCATTGGTGGCATCAAACAAGACGTCGACACAGACAGTCTTAAAGGATTCAGTTTATGATTGAAATATACGGAAAAACACAATGTCCATTCTGCGACAGAGCAAAGGCACTTTGTGAACAAAGAGAATTAAAATACACATACAAACAACTTGGCACAGACTTCACCCGTGAGGATGTACTAGAGATGTTTCCAGGCGCACGTACCTTTCCACAGATTAAAATAAACGGAACAAACATTGGCGGCTATGATAAACTAGGTCCATACCTAGAAGAAACTAATTACAACGGGACAGGACATACATTATAATGCTTATTGAAGTACCATACAAAATCGGAGACACAGTGTCTCTAAAACTTAGTTCAGGCGAAGAAATTGTTGCACGATTAAAAGAAGAAGATGCAACTAAATTTGTGTTAAACAAGCCTATGGTTCTAATTGCACAAGCAGAAGGGTTAGGACTTGCTCCTTATATGTTTAGTGTCTCACCTGATGCAAAGTTTAGCATATTAGCAACATCTGTTAGCTGTATTGCTAAAACACAAGACGAAATTGCTAAACAGTATATTTCAACTACCTCAAGTATTGCAACTATCTAACAATTAAACTTACCTACGCCTAATGTCATAAATATACAAAAGGATGTATGTTTATGGCAATAAGGCGAGGCGCTCCATTTGATGAGAATAACTTTTTTAATATACCACCAATTGACGGTGGCGATATTAATCAAGCATCATATGTAGCAGTTAAAATTTCAAACATAGAAGGTGGCGCCATAGCCGCAGGACCTGCATCATATTTCGATGGCGGGTTAATACCTACCTTAGGTACAGCCTCCTTCGATCCTAGTATTACATATGGGCCTAATAGTCCACTAATTGGAGATTAATAAATGCCGGCTGAAAATGGTAGTATTCTAGTAAGGCGTGGCCCTACAACTGACAGAGAGGGGTTTACTCCTTTAAATGGTGAAATAATATATGACACTACAACTGGCCAGTTACATGTAGGTAACGCTGTTGCAGCTGGTGGTACAACAGTATTTGGAGATAAAGTAAAAGTTGACAGTGCTGGTAACTTGTCAGAGATTTACATGCGAGGTGAAGAACCAAGGCCTGCACCAGTTGAAGGACTGTTTCGTTACAATGCACAAACACAAAGTTTAGAATACTCCGATGGTAACACATTTTATCAAGTAGCATCTAGTCCTTTCACAGGATCATCAAACGTATTATACGTTTCAACAAATGGTAAAGACGATAACACATACGGTTCTAAAAGAGGTCGAACTCCAGGTACAGCATTTAGAACTGTAAACGCAGCTTGTAGAGAAGCTGATCGTGTTATGGATAAAGCGTCTAAGGGCTTAGGTCCATATCAGAAATGGATTACATACACTGATGCTGCTAATGCCCAAGTAAGATCAACAGTAGCAACAATTACAGACAGCGGTGTTTACAAAAACATCCAAATGTCTAAAGCAACATACGAGTTAGATGCAACTACTGAAATAAGAAGCGGTATGCGAGTTGTTGGGCAAGTTAGTGGAGCAATTGGCCTCATAGAAGAATACACTAAAAATGTTGGCTCAACAAGCGATACTCTTATCATTGATATTGAAAGCGGAGCATTTGTATTAAACGAACAAATTAAGTTTGGTAATGCTATTCCTAGTTTACCGTATCAAACTTTTGAATCAGGAGTTACTGAAAGTCCTGAAATTACTATTAGACTTGAAACTGGAATATACTACGAGCACTTTCCAATTAAAGTTCCAAATAATGTTTCTATCAAAGGTGATGAATTTAGAAGAAGTATTATTCGTCCAATGCCAGGGCCAAGTGCAAGTCCTTATTCAGAAATAAGATTTAAACGTAATGCTGACAAGATGGGACTTGATCCAAACGTTGTTGGTGAACGACCGTTTGGTGCCCACTACTTAACAGACCGTGCTAACTTAATATATACATTTGTTGACAACGCTGGCGCATATACATCTGACTATGATGTATTGTTTAGTAGCAAAGTAACATTACAAAGCTCTGTAATTAATTTTATAACAAGTACATACCCTAGCTTAGTGTATAATGAAGCAAAGTGCAGACGTGACGTTGGATACATTGTTGATGCACTTTCATTAGATTTACGGGATGGTGGTAGACTAGAAACATTAACTAATGCATTAATGTATCAAGGACAACTGCCAGCAGGACAAGTTACTGAAACAGCTGCGGCGATTGATTATCTAGCAACACAGATAGCACCTTTACTAACAACAGATGCACAAGTAATATCAAACAGCTTTATAGGCGGCATTGCTAACATTATACGTGGGACTGGATTTAATGCTCCTAAAGAGAATGACACACTTGATGTGTTCTTAATGAACGATGCTACTATTATTAGAAACTTGTCATGTCAAGGGCATGGCGGCTTTATGGAAGTACTTGACCCTGAAGGACAGATCCTTACAAAGTCACCGTACACACAAACAGCATCAAGTTTTAGTAAATCACTAGCACCTAAAGTAAGTTTTGCAGGCGGAATGTTTGTAGACGGGTTCTGTGGTAACCAAGACGCTAGAATAGTATCGGCAACTAATACAACTGAAATTGTTATAGACAACATTTACAGAGAACCACAATGTCCAACTAGTTTCTTTATTGACGGTGTTAGATGGCAAATTAACAAAGTAGACAAAGTCGGAGTTGCAGCCAATCAATGGCGTTGCGTACTTTCAGCAGACACTCCGTGGACTACAGCACATTACGAAGTTATTAACCCAGGACAAACATTGCCTGCGTTACCTTATAACATAGAAGTATTAACAGCAGGTAATATATCCATGCTGTCAAATGACTTTACTCAAATTAATGATTTAGGTTACGGATTATATACTACAAACGGATCACGAGCAGAAGCTGTTAGTGTATTCTGTTATTACTGTCACGTAAGTTATCTTGCAGAGAATGGATCAGACATTCGTTCGTTAAACGGCTCAACAGCATATGGCGATTATGCATTACTAGCTAGAGGTAGTGATCCTTTAGAAGTAAGTGATGATGTATCACTTGCTGATAATATGGTACAAACAGCAACAGTAATGACTGATGCTACATATACAAACATACAAGGTGGAACAGTTATATATGTTGACGGAGTTGATTATGCTCCGTATAACATTAGTGAAATTGAAGTTGACCACGAAGGTGCAAACAATGTTTTAGGTGATCCAACTTACATAGCACGATACGAAGTTATTAGTGTTAGTGCTGTAGAAAGTACAACACCGCAACTATACCAACTTAACATTGGCGCAGGTGAAGCAAGTAACCCAGGTGTAC